CCATCTTCTGAAATGACGGGCGTTTTTGTTTGTCCTTTGCTCTACATCGCCCATGAAACCGGTCTTGGAATGGAAGGGGCTTCGAAGGGCCTTCAAAGGCTCATCGAAGGGGACTTCTGCACCTATGACGAGGCTTCCGAGGTGGTGTTCGTGCACGAAATGGCGAAGTACCAAATTGCGGAGTCCCTGAAGCCCGGTGACAACCAGGTCAAGTGGGTCCGAAAAGCCTATGAATCCATGACTGGCGCGGTAAAGCAGGCGTTTTTTGATCGATATTGCGAGGCGTTTCATCTGCCTACAGGAAGCCCCTTGCAAGCCCCTCCGAAGCCAGGAACAGGAACAGGAGCAAGAACAGTAGCAGGAACAGATTCCGTACCTAACGGTACGGGCGGCGAGCCGCCGGCCCACGAAGGGCAGGAGGGAAAAACCGCCGATCAGCTGACGAAGGATGAACTTTGGAAGGCTGGCAAGTCCCTGCTGTCCGCTCAGGGCATGCCGACTGCGCAGTGCGGCACGTTCGTGGGGAAGCTTGTCAAGGACTACGGCAACGAGATCGTGATCGAGGCTGTGCGTGCCGCAGTGGTTGAGCGCCCGGCGGATGCGGCGTCGTTCCTGAAGGCGGCCTGCATGGCCCGCAAGAAGGAGGGCGGGAAGTCCCTGATCCCCTGGTATGCCACCGACGAGGGCGTGATTGGCAAGGGCTTGGAGCTTGATCCGCCGCTTGAACCGCACCCCGGTGAGAGTTCGATCGATTTCAAAAAGCGCGTCATCGCGGCAGTCGAGAACGGCGGGAAGGCACCAGCGCCTCAGCGCTCTGCCGTCACTGGCCCGGTCACAGAAGATGGGCCGCGACGGTTCAAGCCGGCCGATATGCCGCCGCTAGCCAGCCTTGTGAAGACCGCGAGCACCGCATGAAATGCCTGGATTGCTCCCACATGACCTCTGGCGACAGCGCGGGCAGCAAGGAGATGAGCCGGCACGGTTTCGGCCTTTGTGATCGGGAGCGAAGCCAGGCGCACTACCGGTCAATGACGGCGGAAAGAGAGTGCGGGAAGTTTGAAGAAGCGGCGGCCGACGTGCTGGCGCAGCGGATCAAATGGATGGAGAAGCAACATGGGAAAAACAGCAAGTGATGGTGCAAGGCGTGCTCCTGGTGAGCTGCAGGCCATGATCATCAGCGCATTGGTGGGCGACGGCGGCGTGACCGTGTCGGTGATCCGCCAGCGCGTGATGGCCAAATGCGATGCGACTGGAACGCAGGTGAGTAAAGCGGTGGATTACATGGGCGAAACCGGACAGCTGGATCGGGTGCTGGCCAGCCGAAATTATCGGTACTGGGCGCCAGGTGAAGCACCAGAGGGAATTGAGCGCGACCCGGACCGCACCTTCATCCACCGCCAGTTCTCGCTGCCACCGTCGATGAATCACGGCGTCATGAACCCACTGGCTTGGTCGATGCGTCATTTGCTCGGCCACGCCGCCTGACCAACAACAAGGAGAGATAGATGAAAAAACACCCTGTGCGCATTAGCGTGCTCGATCCCGATGACGCCAGCGTGGAGCTGATGGGGGTCTGCGTTGACTTCGATTGCGAAGATGATGCTGTTGCTGCATTCATGGCTGCCGTGCGCGAAATCACCAGCGAGAAGTGCTATCAGCAATTGGTTGACGAGCTGCGCGCGGTAGCCGCAGGCAAAGGGGCGCTGCAATGATCGCCGCGTGGAAAGCTATTTTTTGGGTCAGCGCCATCGGTAATCAGCTGAATTGCTTGGCACTAGCCTATGACCAGGACATGAAGGGCGCTTGTCTGAGTGCCGTTTTTGCAATTGCCTCGACCATGGCTGCATATGAACTGCGGGAAACAGAATGATCGCCGCCATCCCCGCCGAGGATCGGCCCACCATCATCGAGCAGCGCATTCCTACGCATGTGTTGCAGGCGCAGGCTCTTGTGCAGGCTATCCGAGAGGCCCAATCGAAGCGCCGCATCTGCCTGTCCTGCGGCGCCAAGACCGACGAGGGCGGTGCGCTGCCGTGCGGGCATTAAATTGGAGAAAAAGATGAGCCCCGACGATTCCGATTTGGTCCTGACGATTTTGGCTCTTTTTATCGCGTTCGGTGGCGCTCTTTTGATTTTGCTGCTCCACTTTGAGAAAGACCGTGAATGAGCCGGCACTTTGACAAATTGGTGGCCGCGCTGGTGCGGGAGGGAAAAGAACCATCCCGTGCGCTGCCTTCAAGGTACTACGGCCGGCACGGCGATCCGGCAAACCATGTTGAATTTGAATCAGAAATCCGGCGCCGCCAGGCTGCCAAAGCTAAGCGAAAGGGAAAACGATGAATGACCGGATGAGCGACAAGGAACTGGACGCCTACTGCGAGGAGTGGGTCTGGTGGTGCTACACCCGCAAGTTCTACCTGCAGCCGGGCGCGCAGAACATTTTGGCCCGCATGCAGCCTGCGAAGGTCAAGGATCCGCCGAACGCGCGCAATAGCGCCGAGATGCAGTTCTTCAACGCCGCGGTGCATGCCATGGCTGACATGAAGGAGCATGCCGAGACCTTTGCCTGCTTCCGGCTGATGTACATCGAGCAGACAGGGAACGTGAAGCGTCTGGCTGAGCAGAAGGGTATCAGCCGCCCGACGTATTACAACCGCGCCCGGGCCTTCGCGCGCCGCGCAGTATCCTTGTCGCGCAGCTTCCAGTCTGCGACCGCGCGCATGACCGAGACAGATCCTGCACCCGTGGACTGAGTGTAAAACGAAATCTTGTCAAAATAGTTGTGGCGAGCGTTTTACACTTTGCCCTAAAATCGTGGTCATTCAGATAGTCTGAACAACTGTCAGAAAAATTCCGGCCACTTTGCAGATAGCTCTGGGTCGCACAAGCCCTGCCAATCGGCGGGGCTTTTTCATTTCTGCGGCCGTAGCTCAATGGCAGAGCTGAAGCCTTCCAAGCTTAAGACGAGGGTTCGATTCCCTCTGGCCGCTCCAGATCATTTGCTCCTCAGCCACCCGCTGACTTGCCGCCTTCGGGCGGCTTTTTTATTTGAGTTGTTCCCCGCTAGCGTGTGACTCGGGAATAAGCCACGCAGGCGCGCACGAGGACGAGGCCGGTCTGTCTCCTGGCGCAACGCCAGTCTTCTACGGCGCGGGGCGCGTCACTTAACAGGAAATCATCATGGCGCAAGAGAAGAAAGCGCCGGACTGGGAACGCATCGAAGCAGATTACCGGGCCGGCCTGTTGTCGGTTCGGGAGATTGCCGCATCGCAAGGGATCACCCACGGCGCCATCAACAAGCGCGCCAAGCGTGACGGATGGGAGCGTGACCTTACCGCGAAGATCCGAGCCAAGGCCGATGCCCTGGTATCCAAACGTGAAGTATCCAAGTTGGTATCCGCTGAGAAGGTGGCTACCGATAAGGTGATTGTCGAGGCCAACGCTGAGGTGATCGCCGGTATCCGCATGGCGCATCGGAGTGACATTCGCCGCAGCCGGGCACTGGCCATGTCGATGCTGGAAGAGTTGGAAGTTCAGACGACGGACTTGGCACTATTCCAAGAGCTTGGCGAATTGCTACGTTCCGAGGACGAGCGCGGTAACGACAAGCGCAACGACATTTACAACAAGGTCATCGCCAATGCGGGCCGGGTCGACAGCATGAAGAAGCTGGCGGAAACGCTGCGCATCTTGATCGGCCTGGAGCGCGAAGCCTACAACATCGCGCCGGACGACGGCGTTGGAGAGAACAAGGCGCCCTCGGGCCTCTCGCACTTCTATGGAGACGACGAGTAAGCCCAGTCTGAACCCGGTTCTCAAACCGTTCTGGCTGAAGAAGGCGCGCAACCGGGTGTTGTATGGCGGCCGCGCCTCTTCAAAATCCTGGGATGCTGCCGGGTTCTCGGTCTACCTCGCCGACAACTACAAGCTGCGCATCCTGTGCGTGCGCCAGTTCCAGAACAAGATCGAGGAATCGGTCTACACGCTGTTGAAGCACCAGATTGAGCGGTTTGGCCTGATGCCCCGGTTTCGGATCATGGATAACAAGATCCTGAACCGCGAGACCGGCAGCGAGTACCTGTTTTACGGCCTGTGGCGCTCCATCGATGAAATCAAGTCGCTGGAGGGCGTGGACATCCTTTGGATTGAGGAAGCCCACAACCTGACCGAAGAGCAGTGGAAGATCCTGGAAGCGACCATCCGCAAGGAAGGCTCGCAGATCTGGATCATCTTCAATCCTCGGCTGGCTACCGACTTCGTCTACAAGCGCTTCGTGGTGAATCCACCGCCAAACACGGTGGTGCGCAAGATCAACTACGACGAAAACGGTTTCCTAAGCGAAACCATGCGGCAGGTGATCGCTGCGGCCAAGGAAGAGGACGAAGAGGAATACGGCCACATTTATTTGGGCGTGCCGCGCCAGGATGATGAGGGCGTGGTGATCAAGCGCAAGTGGATCATGGCGGCCATCGATGCCCATTTGAAGCTGGGGATTGAGCCCACCGGCAGCCGGCGCATTGGTTATGACATTGCCGATAGCGGCGATGACAAGTGCGCGGAAATCTTCGCGCATGGCTTCTTGGCCTCTTGGTCCGATCAGTGGAAGGCCGGCGAGGATGAGTTGCTGAAGTCTTGCACCAGGGTGTTCAACGACGCCATTGCGCGCAACGCCGCAGTCAATTACGACTCCATCGGGGTAGGCGCCTCGGCCGGCGCGAAGTTCAAGGAGCTGAACGAGGCGCGGCGAGATGGCAAGCGCGTGCGTTACAGCAAGTTCAATGCTGGCGCTGCGGTCTTCAAGCCCGAGCAGATTTACGCCAACAGCCAGACCAAGAACAAGGACATGTTCGCCAACCTGAAAGCACAGGCTTGGTGGCTCGTGGCCGACCGGTTCAAGAACACGTACAACGCGGTCACCAACGGCGCGCAATTTGATCCTGACGAGCTGATCAGCATTTCCGGCGATATGCCGAACCTTGAGCAGCTGATTGATGAGTTGTCCACTCCTAAGCGGGACGAGGACAACACCGGCAAGGTGAAGGTGGAAAGCAAGAAAGACTTGGCGAACCCCAAGCGAGTAGGCGGGCCCATCCCGTCGCCGAACTTGGGGGACGCTTTCATTATGGCCTTTGCCCCCGTGCAAGCGCCGATGGTT